GTCTGTATGTAAAGTACGAAAACGACTCAAAGATTTCTAAAAAGGTTGTCAAAGCCATGCACCTCTTTAGCGAACTACTAAAAGAAAGGGCAGAAACTGGTCGTGTTTATATCATGAACATTGACCACTGCAACAGTCATAGCAGTTTTACTGACATGGTCCGTATGAGCAATCTTTGCCAAGAGATTACTTTGCCTACAGATCCTATTCAATCTCTAGACGATGCCAATGGTGAGATTGCTCTGTGTATTCTCAGCGCCATTAATGTTGGCAATCTCCGTGAATTGGATGACTTGAAAAACCTATGTGACCTTGCTGTTCGTGCTCTAGATCAGATCATTGACTATCAACGGTATCCGGTATTGGCAGCAGAGCGTAGTACCAAGGCTCGCCGTAGTCTTGGTGTTGGCTATATTGGGTTGGCTCATTATCTTGCTAAGAAAGGATTGAAGTATAGTGATCCAGATGCTGCTCGCGCAGTCAATCGTTTGACAGAAGCATTTCAGTATTATTTGATCAAGGCCAGTGTCAATCTTGCCAAAGAAACAGCACCGTGTGAATTGTTTAGCCGTACAAAATATGCCAATGGAGTACTGCCAGTAGACACCTATAAGCGTGACATTGACGAATTCCTTGGCAATGAACTGCATTATGATTGGGAAGCACTACGCAAGGAAGTGTTGGCACACGGCATGCGTCATAGCACTTTGAGCGCACAGATGCCCAGCGAATCAAGTTCGGTAGTATCTAATGAAACCAACGGCATTGAGCCACCTCGAGCAGCTATGAGCACCAAGAAGTCCAAGAAAGGACCTCTAAAGCAAATTGTTCCACAATACGGTAGCTTAAAAAATAACTACTCTTATCTCTACGAAGATGGTGTCAACGAAGGCTATATCCGTATTGTTGCAGCAATGCAGAAATATTTTGATCAATCGATTTCCGGTAACTGGTCGTACAATCCAAAACATTATCCTAACAACGAAGTACCAATGAGCGTGATGTTCAATGATCTTCTAACTACATACAAGTTGGGCTGGAAAACCAGTTACTACCATAATACCTACGACATGAAGGGCGAGGATGAAGAAGCTATTGTAATTGAGCAAGCACCTATGCTAAAATTAAGCAACACAGTAGTAGACAACGACGAAGCCTGCGAAGCCTGTACCATATAATAGGAAATTTGATGACCGTAACAGTTTTTAACAAAGAAAAAATTGATTTCACCAAACAGCCTATGTTCTTTGGTGAAGCCCTCAATGCCCAAAGGTTTGATACCTTCAAGTATCCAGTATTTGACAAGCTGACTCAAACTCAGCTTGGTTATTTCTGGCGTCCTGAGGAAGTCAGCTTACAAAAGGATCGCAGTGACTATCTAGACTTTCGCGATGAGCAGAAGTTTATCTTTACTGCTAACCTCAAATACCAGATTCTGCTAGACAGCGTTCAAGGACGAGCACCGGCAATGGCATTTATGCCTTATTGCAGTCTACCTGAGCTTGAAGGTTGCATGAATGCCTGGCAGTTTTTTGAAAACATTCACAGCCGCAGTTATACACATATCATTAAGAATGTGTATTCAAATCCCACTGAAGTATTTGACACCATGCTCGACGATGAAAAAATTATTGCTCGAGCCAAAAGTGTAACCAAAGCGTATGACGAGTTTATCAATGCTGCCCAGCTATATGAAGTCACCGGCAAGGGCTCGCTTCAAGATGTTAAGAAAAAGCTATTCTTGGCTATGGTCAATGTTAACGCTCTAGAAGCACTTCGATTCTATGTAAGCTTTGCTTGTAGTTTTGCCTTTGGCGAGCTAAAGAAGATGGAAGGTTCGGCCAAGATCATTAGCCTTATTGCTCGTGACGAAAGTCAACATCTAAGCATTACCAGTCACATCATTAAGAATTGGCTCAAAGGTGATGATCCTGAAATGGAAAAGATTGCCAACGAAAATCTTTCTGCCATTGGCGAGATTTATGATCTAGTGGTTGAAGAAGAAAAAGATTGGGCTAATTATCTTTTTAGCCGTGGTGCCATTGTTGGCTTAAATGAAAAACTATTGCACCAATACATTGAATACATAGCTAATCGTAGACTCAAAGGGCTAGGTCTTGAAGCTAGGTACGAGCGTAGTGCCAATGATAATCCTTTGCCATGGACAGAACACTGGACCAGTAGTAAGGGATTACAAGTAGCACCACAGGAAACAGAAATTGAGTCCTATGTCATTGGAGGAATCAAGCAAGATGTCAATAGAAACACCTTCGCTGGATTCAAACTCTGAAGTAAGCGAACTTTATACCATGCAGTTTTGCGAATCTTGCAAGACTGCTATTCGTAAATTACACGAAGCTGGTTATGAGTTTGTGATTTACGATGTAACTAAAATTGGTACTCGGCGAGTGTTTGAAGTATGGAAGCATCGACTAGGGCATAATCCAAATTTAGTTCCACAGTTTTGGTACAAAGGACAATACATAGGCGGTAGTCCAGCAATTGATAAATTTTTAAAGGAAAACAATGCTTCTTAATATTAGAAAACCAGGTGATACTGTTTCACTAAAAATGAGTTCAGGTGAAGAACTTATTGGAACATACAAGGGCGATGATGCTACCAGCTATATCATTGATAGACCGGTGTCATTGACAGCTGGTCCAAATGGAAAACCAGCTTTGGTTCCATATCTTATGACAGTTAATCCACAGAATGCTAGAGATATCGCATTCAATAAATCTTTAGTAGTTTGCGTTGCAACTACTGAAAAAGAATTGGCCACACAGTATTCTTCAGCAATGAGTGGAATAGTAGCGGCACCAGCTGGATTGAGGCTTGATGCATGACACGGCCAGTACATAGACTAGGAGACATCAACGAGTGCGGCGGTGAAATTACAGAAGTAATACAAGGCACCGTATACGCCAATAATCTCTTGGTTAGTATTGACGGCAGTGATGTTGAAAGCGATCAAACAGCTAATGGAAGCCAAACTGTTTTTATAAACGGTATACCAGTTAACCGAGAAGGCGACGAGGACGAAAGTGGCTGTGCTAGAGCCGAAGGAAGTCCAAATGTATTTGTTGGGGATACGGCTTTTGGTTCTCCTCCGCGAGCACCCAGATCGGCTTTGTTTGTTAAGCCACCAACCCCAATAGCAGCCGATCAGAGTCCATATCGCAGAACTGCGCCTCCTCCTACACGAGCCCAGAATGTACAAGCAGGTACTGCGCCCAATAATCCAGGAGTTGCAGACACACCTCCTATTCAAGACCAACCGGTTACTCAATGCGAACCAGGCAAGCCCAATGTACTAGGCTTCCTAAGCAGGTGCCTTGAAGAAGCAAAAAATGGAACCTGGCGGGAAACTGGGCAAGGTGGTCGTCCAAGTAATCCAAACATTATCAATATGTGGAGAGACATTGGTATAACATACTATACCAGTGATCAGACACCGTGGTGTGCAGGATTTGTTTGCTTTGCCATGAAACAAAGCGGAATGAAATACATTAGAGATGCCAATGCTTTTAGTGTTGCAAACAAGTTAGGCAGCGGTAGCGTTGACCCAAACTATAAAACAGTACCATTAAGCGAGATGAAAGCAGGAGATCTTGTATTATGGGGATCTGGTCATGTCAGCTTTTGCTACACAGCAAATAATGGTAGATATACCTTTGTTGGAGGCAATCAAATGCCTGGTCGAGCGGCTACACCACCGGTTAGAGACCCCAACAACGACGGGGATGTTACCATAAGTTACCCAGGTGGCTGGGTGCCTAGTTTAGGTGGTATTACCAAGGTGGTACGCTTAGATTGTTAAACAAAGCCTTCCATAAATACATGGGAGGCTTTTTAATGTGTGATGCAAAACCAGCCGGATCCGGCAATGTACTAACTACACCCAGCGGTGTACCATACTATGCTGACAATAAAGCTCAGCGAGCTGGCGAAACTGCTGCAATGGGCCCAGGCGCAGGCGAGGCTACGCAGCCACCAGGTGGTGATCAGCCTCCTACAGATTTAACAGACTGCACAACCTACACTGACGCCCAATGGGACACAGGATGCAGTGAAAAATTCAAGTTTGCTCACATGAATAGAAAGCCACAAGGAGGTAGCTGTTCAGAAGCCGAAGTAGCTTGTAACTGGCAAAAGCTTTGCCAAAATATACTTGACAAAGTTAAAACACAGTTCCCGGGCATGACAATTAGTTCAGGGTTTAGACCGTCATCTTATGATAGAGAATTAGGCGGAAGCGGAAACGGTGATCATACTTACGGCAAGGCTGCAGACATACAGCTTGGTGGTGAAGAAGGTGCTAAACAACTTTTTAAATTTATTGGTAGCAGCGGTTTACCATATAGCCAACTAATTTATGAAGGAAGATGGGTTCATGTAGCCTACAACGGCGCCAGCCCAGCAAGTGTAGCAGTATTGGTTACTAGAACTGGCAGAGCACCTTATCAAAATGGTGGCGGTCGTGCTGGATCTGCTCTGCCTCCTGACCTTAGATGGGCATAAGTAAGAGACTATGGCAATTATTCCAGTTATACCCGGTGTACAAGTTGCAACCAAAGGGATTCTCAATAAGCCACTAAAGGACATTATTTGTGCTTTGCTTTTTGGTGGCCTGGCAAACATGCTCAAAGGACCTCTTTTGTGTATCCAAGCCGACCTTGACAAGTTGATCACAGAAAACACTGGCCTACCGGGCATTAAAGATTTACAAAACGAACTGAAAGAATTAAAAAACGAACTCAAGGCTGCTGAAGATCTGGCAGGAATCAAAGATACCCTGAATCGCATCAATGGTGCAATTGCTGAAGTTCAAAGTCTGTTGGCACTTGATGGTCTTTGTAAAATTCCAATGAAGGCTCCAAAGATACCAGATGTACTGGGACAAATCATTGATGCTGAATTTGCAGAAATGAATTCAATTTTAAAAGACATTGGAAGACTGGCCAAGCCGCAACTTTGCTTAAATGGAGATGGTGGAATTAACACTGGTAGTTATAATCCAGAAAGCATCTTGGGTAGCATACAAAAGCATGGCGGCCGCATGGCAGATATTCCCGGACAAAAAGTCAACGGATTGCTAAACAGAGTTAAAGGTATTAGAACTGCCTTAAACAAGTCAATCAATCGTCAATTGTTCCCTGACTTTAGACACAAAACAAATTTGGTAACAGGCAAGCCATATGTGCCAGGACAAACTTTTGCTCAAGCCGGTTTAGTACCTGCTGGTGCATCAAATGCAAATACACCAGTGCCAGTCATTACCATGGCACCACCACCACCCTTATCAAATCAATGGAACGGTCCTTATCCACCATCCGAAACGCCAAATCTAAAAGAAGCCACAAATCAAGCCAATGCAATAGTAGGTAATGTACGGAAGACAGCAAGCTATCCTGTCAAGACAGATGGCATTGTTACTACAAATATTTGGCCAGGGCTAGTTGGTCCTGAAGTTTATGCCTTGGCAGTAACAGCACTAACACCACAGGATCCATTCTTTGCTCAGCAAGATCCTATCTACGATTACTGCGGAAAACTAATAGGCTATGAGTCCACAGTGATTACAGGTGATCCAGCTGACGATGTTGGTGATCCAATCTTAGATGCAGAACTAAATCCTCCAGTAACCAACTTTAATTTTGTCTGGATACAAGATCGTCAATGCTGGGGTGTTACCGGTGTTCAAAGCGAACAAATTATCAATGGCAGAAAAGACACATATCTAAACGCCAATCCAACTGTTGAATTAAGACGCGGTTATAGTCATACATTTGGCGTACCCAGTTCTGACATCGGTGGCTTTGTAGTCAACGGCGAAACAGTTAACCCTGCTTCAATAGCCCCTGAATTTTATATTTGTTATGTCAATGCAGACCTAACGCCTAGACTACAAGACGGCAAAGTAGTAAAGTTTAATCTTGGGCTGAGCAGACTAGAAACATTTGAGTTATTAGACGATGCCAATGGTATTGCTGGCAGCGAAGGTCTAGAAAGAAGATTAAACAACCCATTGGGAACCAACATTTACTTCCAAGCCGAAAATAAAGTTTACACAGGCGAAGAACCGCCTAATGCACCCAATGAAGAAGTGTGGTGGTTCCATCCAATAACCTGCGTGACTAAACGATGGGTTCTAAATAGATATACTGATGCCAGCGACCCAGACACATTTGGCGATGTCATTGATGGCAGCGGCCAATGGGTTGAAGTCACACAACAGGAACGCGAAGACCGCTGGTTTGGTTCTAGCAATATTGCCAATGACCCACATGTAAACTATCTTGCTTACAGCAACGAAGATGGAACAATTTTTGGATTGCTGAAGTTTGTTTAACCCTAACCCACATTATCTGGTTGGCCTTTTGAAAAATAGCTAACTTGACAATACTAGGCAACTGTAGTATAAATATCTTTATTGCTGTATGAAGCAACGAAAAAGGTGTTCTGGACGCCGGGGCAGTACCGGCCAGGTCCACCATAAGCATATTGGACAAATGGATACAACTAATATGCTTATGATGGGCCTGAACTAGGATCGACAGGGCAATGAGTATTGAAGTGGACAGCAGGGTAGGCGATGACCCTAAATCAAGCAAACTCAATAATTGCAAACGACAATTATTACTCTGAGGATCTACGCCTAGCGGCGTAACCCAGCGGGGCAGGAAAGGCCTTGTAACCCAACAAACCAAGAAAGCCCACTTCGGTGGGCTTTCTTAGTGTAAATACCTATATGAGAAAATTCTTCTGTCCTGCGCCCTGGCGTTCAATTTATTATCATGTTGACAAAGCAGCAGTATGTTGTGTCAGTGCTAAGAAATTTAGCATGACACCAATGCAATTTGTTAACAGTGATTATCTCAAAGAGCTAAGGCAAAAATTTTTAAACGAGGAATTTGACGACACCTGTATTACCTGCAAACGCTTAGAGGACGCAGGTTTACAAAGTGTTAGACAGCACATGGTTGGGCTATATGGAGAGAACATAACTTCTACTATAGATTACATGGAACTACGGACCAGCAATCTTTGTAATTTTCAATGTAAGATGTGCAATGCAGAGTCAAGTTCATTGATTGCAAACGAAGTTTTTAACATAACAGATGAAAACTTCAATGAAATATTACTAATTGCTCAAAATTTAAAAACTCTAGTGCTCACTGGTGGCGAACCAATGCTGATAAAGCATTACTATGAGTTATTAGATCATTTAGCAATGCTTGGCAAACCAGATCTCAACCTACGCATATACACAAATGCCAGCGTATACAATCCAATTTTTATAGAAAAGATTTTGAAGTTCAACACTAGGCTACATTTAAGCATTGACGCAGTAGGTGACACAGCAGTTGCACAACGAACTGGGACCAACTGGACAGTAGTCAACGAAAATGTCAATAAGTTTTTAGAGCTTCCAATCCGTATTCAATTCCATACCACTCTGACCACAATATCATTGTCAGACATTCATTCTTTGGCAAAGTATTTTTTTGATATAGCAACTAAAAAACCATCATGCACTTTTAATATTCATACAGCACGCCGGCCAGCACACTTGTCTGTGTTTAACATCGACAAAGACGAAATCCCAAAAACTGTTGAAAGCATTGATGCTGCATTAGAGATTCTTACTTTACCAAATTTTAACCAGTTTAGAAATCAACTGATATCTTGCCGCCGCGCCATAACTGCCAAACTCAAATAAGACAAGTTGCCAATTTTTTCTTGACATTGCCAATGTCTTGTGTTAGAATATAAAATGACTTGTAAAGCGGATTTTTTATGGCAATAGAAAGCAAGACTTGGATCACCAGCGACATCCATTTTTATCACCACAATATCTTAAAGTATTGTGCTGACTCGCGCCCCTACAGCGATGCCACGGAAATGAATGAGGTGATTGTTAGTCAATGGAATGCTATAATCAGTCCTATTGATCGAGTTTACATTCTAGGTGATGTTGCATTTGCAGATGCTCAAAGGTCTGCTCGTATTGTCAACAGGTGCTTTGGTGAAAAGATTTTAATTACAGGAAATCATGATACCAAAAATCTCAATGACTATAACTACAGGTCTTGTTTTTCTCAAATTCACAATTACCTAACTGTGAATCACAAGGGAACTTTTGTAGTAATGTTCCATTATCCAATTTGGGAATGGGACCAAATGCATCAAGGTTCGGTACACTTTCATGGTCACTTGCATGGTCGTCCACATGGAATTCAAGGACGCATCATGGATGTAGGCATGGATCTCAATGGGTGTACTCCGTTTTTGTTAGATGATGTGGTAAAACAGGCTCTACAGCAGCCTATACGCCAACATTATGCAAGGTAGTTTGGAAATTACCCAGCAAAAATCGTGGTAAATACTAGTATGCAGTTTCCACTGCATTTTTTAAAGGAAATTAAACTAATGAAGAAGCTATTTGTAATTGCGGCACTTGCCGTAGCCACTCTGAGTGGTCAGGCTATTGCAGCCGATTCCGTTACCTTGGAAGGTCAATCCATTCAGGGTCGTGATGGTGCTGCTGATGCCAAAAACTTTAACATGACTGTTCGTAGAGACATCAACTCTATTCTAAGTGGACATGTTCAAGCTAGTGGCACACAGACTGACACTACAAATGCACTGACAAATCGACTAGAGGCTGGCCTAACAGCTTCCATCAAGCTTGTTGGTCCATTCAGTGGGTACACAACAGTCGCAGCCGGTGAAGCGTTTAGAGCTGTGGGCAACTACAGTTACTATTCTGTGGAGCCTGGCGTTCGTGCTGCCCTTGGTGCTGGCCTTTCGGCCCATGCTGGTTATCGCTATCGTGCTGCCTTTGATAGCGCCATTGCTGATACTACCAGTACAGCTCGCGTAGGTCTGTCTTATGCCATTACCAAGCAAGACAGCATTGGTGTTCGCTATGACAGAGTCATGCAAGATGCCAAGCAAGATGTTTTTGCATTGAACTACACTCGTAGTTTCTAAGCCAATCTAAATTAGATTAGTTTAGCCAAAGCCACCGTAACTGGTGGCTTTGTTCTTTTTATGCACAGTAAGTATAGTGCATAGACATTAGTCGTGCAACACACTCACAGGAGAAATAAAATGAGTAACTCAACTCAAGCCACAAATGGCTACATGATTCGTTTGGAAGTGCTAAAGATGGCACTGGGAATTGTTGAACAAGAATTCCACACCAAGCGAGATGTTATCCAATCTCAATTTCAAATGGCCGTTGACTTTGCGCGAGCAAAGGCCAACGCACAAGGCTATTCGGATGTTGAATTCCCAACCCAACCGGAATTGCCAGCGTTTCCAACGCCAGAAGAAATTAAGAACAAGGCCAGTGAATTGTACCAATTCATAACCACAAAGTAATGTAGCCATAAGGGGTCTATGTGGTAACATATCATATAGACTTCCTAGCAGACTAATGTTATAATGATATCAGCATCACAAAGTGATGTATAAGAAAAGGAAACTAAAATGTTGAAGAAGTTCGATGAAACCACCAAGCAGTATAAGCTGTTCCGTGCTCTTGTAATTAACGGTGAGTCTCTCACCGAAGCCGCTATCCAGAAGCGTTTTGGCATCAAGAACCCTACCGCTACAATCAGCCAGATTCGTCAGCGTGGTTATGCTGTTTATGCTAACAGCCGTAAGGCTGGCAACGGCGTTCAGGTTACTGAATACCGTCATGGTGAAGCCAGCCGCAAGATGGTTGCTCTTGCTTATAAGGCACAGAGCATGGGCATCACAGTCTAATATAGTAGCTCAAGCTATTAATTAGACAAGAAAGGCTCGCTGGCAACAGCGAGCTTTTTTCTTAGGTTGACAATGATTTTTCTTTAGGGTAAAATACTAGTATGAAGAAGTTGGAAATTGACAAAGAAACAGCGGACCGCATTACGGTCCTCAACCTCAAAGACTATCGTTCTTATCTTAAGAAGGAGTTGTCTGAATGGAAGAAGAATCCTCATTCTGATGACAATCCTACTGGTGTATGGATGCACCCAGAAGATGTCAGCGGTAACATTCTCAGAATAGAAGCACTAAATTTGATTATTAAAGACTACGGAGCGTAACATGAATCAAGATTTAGATACAAAATTGTGTACTGACTTTCCTAAAATTTTTCGTGATCGAAATGCACCAATGACCCAAACTTGTATGTGCTGGGGATTTGATCACGGAGATGGTTGGTATAATATTATTAGAAATGCTTGCTCACTGATTCAAAGCCACATTGACTGGACTAGAAATGATCGCGCTCGTACACTGAGGTTTAATCGTGCTCTGCGTCAGGCCATTGCTGGTAACCGCGCAGCCTTGATGCGTTTTTATTCCACGGGCGGCCGCAAACCCAGCGAATGGTTTTTGAATCAGATTGAAGAAGAAATTGCAGAGAAAAAATTTCGTAAGGTAAAGCCTGCATGTCCACAAGTTGTAGCAACACAAATCAAAGAAAAATTTGGCACTTTGCGTTTTTACTACAACGGTGGTGATGACATGGTTGACGGAGTAGTGCGTATGGCCGAAGCGATGTCTGCCGTAACCTGTGAAACCTGCGGCAATGAAGGCAAAACTCGTAGTGGTGGATGGATCCGTACACTCTGTGACGAACACGAAAAGGCTTATCAAGAACGCAATGGTATTGCTGTAGGTGACGACAATGAGTAAAATTAATTGGGAACTGTGTGGTGCAATCACAGCATTGTGTGTTTGCGTGTATATGTTGTTTACAATTCCAATGCCTAGCTATAGAGTATACGACTGCAGGATAGCAGAGATTAGTCCTGACTTTCCACTAAAGGCCAAGGAAGAATGTAGGAAACAGTATGCCAACACCAGGTGGAACCCTATAGCACCTGCTCAAGCCAGCGAAGAAAAATGAAAACTGTATTTTATAAAAAGGTTGGTCGTCGATATGTTCCGGTAAGTGAGTACGACTCGCAACTGTGCGATGCCTTTCCCAAAGGCGATCACTTGGTTCAATGTTATCCAGGTGGAAGTCTGCGGAGGTTCAATGTTAATCCTAAGCTTGCACCAATGATTGCGGCTGGTCGAGTAGCTGAGGAAGAAATCAGTCAAGCTGTTATGAAAGCCAGTGAAATTCATATGCAAAGGTCCGAGCAAGAGCGAGCATTAACTCCAAGTCAAAAGCAAGCTTGGGAAAATCTCATTCATGAGTTTGGTGAAGGTGCAAGATACCTGGCCTGGCCAAGTGCCAGGGAAATTGCTGAAGCAGGTGTCAATGCAATGGTTGCTCAAGCTCAAGAATTGCTGTCAAATCCAATGGTAAAAGCAGCTTATGATGAGTTTGAAGCCACTTGTAAATTAGTTTCTCAATCTAAGTAAAACTTCCTCGCAACTTAGTCTAGTTCTATTAACCTTGCATTGCAATACCACACTAATTGCAATGCGAGGTTTTTCTTTGGTAAACACAACATGCGGTATACCAGCATGTATCAAATTGGCGCCACTGAGAACAGCCTCATCTATTAAAATACATTCTTCTCTTGGCCAGCTGAGATAAGGTGACACTTGCTTTTTGTTTAACACAGTAGGCGCTTTGTTTATGTCAAAGTGGCCTTTGGCACCTTCCTTCAAACTGAACCATTGCATTGGCGCATCCTCGCCCCCAATGATAAAATTTATCTTGCTACAAGACTCTGTAATATGATCTAAGTCTGTGTGTATTCTACGCACACTACAATGAGCAGGCAAATAAAATATTTCAGCAAAGCTTATGTGCAGGTTCTTTGAGTCTGCCCACTCAAACAGCTTTGCTGAAAGTTTGCTGGTAGGAAATCCAAAATGTTTTGCGTCGGTTAATTCCCATAGGTAGTCAAACTGTCCATTGTCATCAACAGCCCATGGGCATTCAATGGCTTGATAGTTTATGCCCATTGCATAGCCTGCCAATGCATTCTAATAGTAACATAATCTTTTCCAAAATAATCAGACCCGCGCATGGGCTTAAACAGCAAGCGATTGCAATTTGGATTTGACAATATCTTTTTTACTATGTCCTGTGCTGCATCTGAAGATTTGGCAAAGAACACCTTGTTCTTGCACCACATAAAGGGGAATAACAGATTCTCTTGTTGGGCAAGAACAGTAGCCCAAGTACGAAGCGGCGCACCAGTACACCAATCATCTACAATATAAACACCGTTGTTGGATAACAAAGGAACACACCGACGCATGGTTGTTAGGTTTTCTTCTACCCCATCACCATAATCATGATGTATAATATCAAATCTCTGCTCGCTGCCTAGTTCAGATTCTGACAGCAGGCATGTTAAATTCAACTGCTTGTTAGTTAGGCGATTGGTTCGTTCAATGATCCACTGTGCAGCTTCTTCTGGTGCAACAAGTTTTCCTAACTGATTTATTTCTTCAGGTGTCAGGCAGCGGTTAAAATGGTCAGTGTACCAGGCTCCACTACGCCCCTGTGTTTTTGCTCCAATGAATTCTAAATGATCTACACCAACAAAGTTGACATCAGTATGCCCGGTTTCATACAAGGCTTCGTTGAATGCAGCAACGCCGCCGCCAATGTAAGAACCTAGCTCTAAAAAATTGTTAATCTTAGGCAAACTACCAAACAGCATCCAGCTTCCAATGATGTCTTCAGGAGGACTTAGCATACCAAGCTTTAGCAAGTGTTCATAGATGTTTTTTAAATTGCGCCAGGAATAGTCCATTTCTTCTCCTATAAATATCTGTATGATCGATAACTATTTTGTCTACGAAACCCCAGATTTTTTAGACCTTGCCTACATACAGCAACTAGTTATGCAAAAACTAGAAACTGACTTTGTCCGGCAAGGTTATGTGCGTATTGATGCAACGCAAGATCTGTACTTGTCATCTGTAATGAGAGATTTTGACTTCCTTGGATCTTGGTTGAACATATATCATACTCCGCAGAACGGTTATATACCGTTGCACATTGATGGTCACCGCCTGGCTGCATTCAATATACCCATTAGCGGCTGTGATGAAACTAGTCATACCATATGGTACGAACCAGTTACTGAATGGGTTAAAACTTACAAGCCAGATGAGCGACACTACCGAGTTTCAGGTGAAATGGTTGAAGTTTATCGATTTTCTCTAACAAGGCCAGCACTAATTCGCAATGATGTTGCTCATGATGTGAAAAGAACCAATGCATCTGAAACAAGGATTATTGCCAGTTGGGGATGCAGTGGTTCTTTTAAAGAATGTCGTGATAAATTTAAAGATTGTCTAGAGAATAAACTTGGTTGAATCTAACTCAAGTCCACTAAAAATGTCTCCGTCGGCCAGCATATCAAAGGGATGCTTTTTGCCATAAAATTCATTTTGTGTCCAGCATTGGTCAACAGGATCGTAATCCCACCAAGGGCTAAATCCCAATACAAAATGAATCCTTGGGTGCGCCGACGGTGCATTGGCAAAAACTCTATGTGGAATATGTGTATCCCAGCTGTATGCATGTCCAACAGGCAAATGCGTAGCTGGCTTGCCTTCAATTTCAAAAAGATAATCTTGATTGGTTAATATTGGAATGTTAATTCTAATATTTTCAAAGATGCGCTCATCCTTGTGCCAGCCACCTTCTTCTTTTCTGCGCTGATCAAAAGCAGTATCTCCGTGGATAATGCTTAGTCTACTGCGTATGCGAGTGCGCTTGCTTCTGGCCATTAGCTCACCTATGCTTTTGAATCCACTGGCCATGGTAGGAGAATTCATCCCGTAGCCATCAAAATAACCATTTTTTAAGACCTTGTGCTCAACTGTAACTCCATAAAAAAATCCACCATTGAGTAAGCTGTTGAGAGCAGTTCCTAGGGTACTTGAGTGCTGATCTAGCGAGTCAACGTGATTGGGATTATGTACCAAGCTGAAACCGGTGTAGTAGTCACTGATTCCATCGCTGGAAATCCAGCCATGCTCTCCATAGATTTTAGTAGCTTCCCAAATGTCATTGGTGAGAACTTGAGGGTCAAAATCTTTAATGTTAAAACAAAGCAACTTGTTGTAGTCACGAGCTGGCTTTACAGCTCGTTGAGCGTCCTTCCAATCGCTTTGACTATACAGCCATTTTATTATGGTGCTAGAGTCTGGGCAATCTTTGACATAGTATTTTTTTGACATAACGCTTCTTTTTCTCCAAATCTTGATAAGTAGCTGAGCAAAGATATTTAGTTACTACACTTCAGCATAAATAACTCATAGAAACAGTCTCATATTAGTGAGATAAATTTGGAGAACAGCAATGTTTGTAATCACTCAACATTTTAGAAAACCTGATGAGGAAGGCTCCTTTTACAGCTTCCCAGCAGATTATCAATCGCACATTAATAACACTTATAGAAGCACAAACAAGCTTCTGGATACCACTGCTGAATTCAATGCAGTTGATAAAGTACTGATTGTAGTAAATCGCTGGGCCAGCGAAGCTGCTTTCAATGAGTACAAGGCAGATCCGGTGGTAGTGCAGAATTTAGCAGCACGTGAAACTTATAATACAGCGAATGGCATTAACATGACTCTTCGTGCTACACACGAAGAAGCTGATCCTGTTTAATTAAATTTTAACTTAACTTAGACCAATGTGAATCCGGCGTCGCCGGATTCATTTTTTAAAAGAGTTGTTGGGATTATAAAAGCTATCTAAGTCACCAACAAAATTAAAATCGTTATCCATACCAACATGAGCATGTCTGGCTCTAACAATGTGATATAGGCTTCCATACTTGGACTTGTGTTCGTATGCCGAATCTTGCATAAAGTCAGCTACTAGTTTTCTAGGATACCATTTGGTAGAATCTGGTGTACCTTTGTGTTTGTGTTCCCGGTTAACCATGGCCCAGAGCTGAAACTCTTTGCTGGAGTAAAAGTGATCAAATCGTCCTTGCTCCATGATCTCGGCGTCAATGCCAACTTCGCCTGAGTTAAACATAAGCAAATTTTGAAAAAAGCAAGATGTCCATTTTCCGGTTAAGTTCAAATACCAAAACAAGTCCCAGAGGCTAGAGATTTCGAATTTGGCTCGTCGAGCTAGCTTGGCCAACAGATCAGCATAAAATTCAGCATCGCTTAATTCTAGTTTAGCCCAAACAAAGTAGTCGACCAACTTTGCTTCTGACCACGGTTTAAGCAATTCTTCCATGCTAGTCCAATGCAATAGCGGACAGGTTTGGGTGGCTGGATGAAACAGCTGATCATTGAGTTCACCTGAAATTAGTATTGCATTTTTTTCTAATTTTATACCAAAGTCAAACGCATTGATTAGTTTAATGTTGCTTCGCCGGATAAACTTTTCCCACATTGTGGGATTTTCTTCTCGGCTTAGATTAGTCATCACCAGTTCAATTCGGTGACCACATTGCTCTATGCCTAGTCGTTCAATAAAGCTAGAAAGTATTAGGCTAGAATCAATGCCACCAGAGTACATGATCCTAATAGGACCATCTATTTTTTCCTGGCGGTGTAATAGTTCCGAGACTCTGGCTTGGCAGCATTCAACATATGACATTGAAAACTTTTCATCATAGTCCGGTAAAGCCAATGATTCAGGATAGCCTACATTGATTGGCAAGTTAATGGTACCTGTGCGATCAATATATGATGAGCTGGCTGTCAGTATAGAGCTGTACAAAAGTTTCCACAAGCGAATGTCTTCGCTGTCGCCTTTGAAGTTTGAGGAGTGGTAGGCGTATAGTTGCTGTGTCATACAAATCCGTTTTTCCAAAAGTGATTTTGGATTCTTTGTCTAATAGTTTTAACTTCTCTAATTGTTTGCGCGACTCTAATTTCCTCAAGAAACTTTTTTTGATACGAGTAGATCCTAAACTTTTTTGTTTGTCTTTCGTGATAGTCAAAATTTAACTCTCGCAGGGCCTGTTCCGTAGTTAACCCATTGGCAAGAGCATATTCTTGAAGCAGTTCTTCGTTGGTCAGGGCATATTCAACTGCGCTGTCGTAGTCTATGTCTCCATAACCCATTGCATATTCACCCAGTATGAGATAACAAGTAAACAGCATGTTTTTTATAGCCGACGCTTTTTCAGCTACCAATAACTTTTTATCCACAAGTGCTTCTGTGTCATTAATGATTTCTATTAGATCAACTTGTCTGTTCCAACGATCCTCCTTCCACTTGCGATGATTTTCGAGAGTAAAGGAAGGAGTGGCAAACTTCGCTACAGGTGAATCAAATTGTACAGTTCTTGTAATTGAATTAAAGGTAATTTTTCTCAACTCAGTTATAACCGGTAAACCAAACTGCGGAGTCAAAGGAGTGGCGTACAACACAGCCTGAGTTGATAAGTCAATGAGGAAGCATCCAGGATATTTGATGCGGCCTGACTCAAGTGTTTTACGCTTTTCCTTTGCCATCAAGCATCTCTATACTTGTAAGCAAATCTCACGCCCTTGTAGATGTCGGGCCAAGTATGTTCGCCAATGGTAAATCCAATTTTTTGATAGAACCCTTCTACACCAAAGCGGGGGAAGGTGTAGATATAATTGCAATGCGGAAAGAGATCGATAACACCATTCACCAGCTGCGCTGCAACTCCGCTTTCTCTAGAATTTGGCTTACAATATGTGCCTCTGATTCGTAGTTCGCCTGGTCCTGTTTCATAGGCATGTGTACAGGCAAAAGGAACACCCGAATCATTGATAGCAATCATAAATTTAGGCTTCATTTTTGCATAATCGGCGCCTGAATACTTTATCATCCCCAGTGTGTTGTCGATGGGAGGAACAGGGTCTTTATCGGGCCATAGCTCTTTCATGAGCGCATAGCATTCGGTATAACTGCTTTCTCTAATTTCCATCTTAGTTCCCCTCAAAAATAATAGCAGGAGGAATATAACACCCCTGCAAGTCTCTCACAATCAGCCCTGGATAAAATGGTGGCGTGTTTACACTCAAGGTTGACAGATCGTGTAAACTGGTAGGAGATAACAGCATGGCGATCCCTACTGGACCAAATTTATTCACAGTAAACATTCGATACACATGAGCCATGGTGTCAAGTCTGACTTCTTTTAAAAATGCTTTTAGCAAAAGCAACGAAAAGTTTGGCGCAATAAAATTTTCCTGTAAATCCTTATATTGTCTCAGCACTGGCAATTCATTGTATGGAAATACTATTTGCCAATTTGGTGTGGCACCGTGGAATGCTGTGCTGGTTTTAAGTGCAGTGGCAACATCATGAAATCCGATAAAATGACCAATCCTTCCACATTGACGGCCTTCTTGACATAGCCTTGCTGCGGTTGACATTTCATGCAGAGTAACTGGATCATTGACAAAATAATTTTCTTTGGCATGTTCCCACCAGGTAGCATCAATATCCCCGTCAATTTCTACAAAGCCAATGTCATTGCGACCCACTTGCTTGCAAAAATTTTTAACTGATTCTGTGATCAATCCATATCTCGAATTGATAAACACAAAATTTTCTGGAAGCTGTTTAATTAAAGTGGCAGCAAGCTCAATCAATGGAAGATCTGGCACACTAGAAAAATCAAATTCTACTGTAAATCCAGTGGAGGTGGCCATGTCTCTAGACACCTGTGTCAATGGCACCAGTTCCATATTACTTCGATAATGCCATGCTTTTAAAAATTTTGAATAGTCACAAAGGAAATGACCTGACATATAAATCCTATATTTGCATCAACAGTTTGGTTTCGCACCAGTGTTATTTTTAAGATAACTATACTTATAATGAAATTCCACACTGATTTTACCCATAAGAATCATTTCAAATTTGGTTACGATAACCAATGGTACATCAATCGTTCCAGCCCAAAGCAGACCTGGATGTGCGATTATGGCATTGCTGAAAATCCGAGTTATACTGTAAAACAGGCCAATGCTGATGCTGCCGTAAAAATTTGGGAAGAAGCCGAGCGCCTGGGTGTACCAATTTACCTTTTACTCAGTGGCGGGCTTGACTCAGAAGTAGCTGCTAGAGCGTTTCTCGATGCTGATGTACCGTTTACTGCTGTTGTGGTAAAATACAAAACTAACTCAGAAGAACGACCATGGAACTTTCACGAATCTAGATTTGCTGACAGATTTTGCAAACAATATTCAGTTAACAAATTAGATCTAGTTCTTGACCCAGTTAAATTCTTTGCTTCTGATGAGGTTCGTGAAATTGCCGACATTGCACAAACACGCAGTGGTCAGCTGGCCTGTTCTATGTGGGCGGCCAAGCAGCTGGGCAATGGGTATATTGTACTGGGTCAGGGCGAACCTTATATGTACAGACAGTTTGGCAAATGGTGGTTTAGAGAAAAAGAGTTAATTGTTTCCTGGCATAAATTTTGGATGTTCACAGGTATCAAAGGAACTGCAGGATTTCACCAATACACTCCAGACCAGATGTTGGCCTATCTGTCAGATCCACTGATACAAAAGCTAGTTCAGAGCACAGACATTGCAATTAATGAACCACTGAATAACGCCAGCATCAAACAACAGTTGTATCAGAGTCACTATCCTGACGCTGATTTTCTAACTCGCAAAAAATACACAGGATTTGAGCGAATGGTCCAGCTTGACAATACAATTCGTCAGGTCCTCAGTGAGAAATATTCCTCGCATTACGCAGAACATTGTGTAGAGTACAACGAAATGCTTAATAGACTCAGAGGCGAGACACTAAATAATCCATAAGAGGTTGACAAAAGGCCTCAAGAGGATATATAATAGACTATGATGTTGAATATTGTAAATTTACCAGGTAATACAGGTCCAGCCACAGAGGATTCTCTAGGGTCGTAGTCCTCTGCATAAAGCAAAGACAACGGCCCTGGAATTAAAAACTCCAGGGTTTTTTTATGATGCGGGTGTAGCTCAGTTGGTAGAGCACTACCTTGCCAAGGTAGATGTCGAGGGTTCGAACCCCTTCGCCCGCTCCAGACTTGTGTTTTTGGTAAAAAAAAGATGTTGACAGAATTGCAGTAACCGCGTATAGTACGCACATGCTGTTGAAACACAGCACCGCTCTTTGACAATTTGGATAGGTTTAGTACAAAAGTGCTCCGTTCGTCTATCGGTTAGGACGCTGGCCTTTCACGCCGGAAAGAGGAGTTCGATTCTCCTACGGAGCACCATTTGTTATTTGTTTAGTGTTATCAGGGTATCGTGTTGGGACGCCAACACTATGCGGGCCTAACTGGCGAGGGACAGGTCCTGAGATAACTGCTTAGTCGCTGTGGCACGGAAGCACCGTACGCCTAAATTGAGCAGATAGCACTAAACAAATAACAAACGCAATGCCCGGATGGTGGAATAGGTAGACACAAGAGACTTAAAATCTCTCGCCTTTTAGGTGTGCCGGTTCGAGTCCGGCTCCGGGCACCAAGGAATGGGGACTGGCGCCGCCGGCGCCTTGCACTTGTCGGGAGGACAATGTGCCCAGCTCTTGTACTGGAGAGGCTCCTGGTGTCAGGAGCGCAAGTAAGCTGCGTAGTCTTAAACGACAGAAAGAAGTTGCGCCCACTGGATTTTTAAGATAAATAGTTCATGTTAATCAAACCAACCATCATTGATGAGAATTTTCTAGATCAAAGCGAGCGCAATGGTATTAGAACCAAAGTTCTTGCGCTCAAAGATCGTTGGAAAATTGTAATTCCAAGTCAGGAAGAACATATCTTAGGAGCCATGCTGCCCGCCGGCATGTATTCTAAAAACTATAATTCAGCAGAAATACCTGAGAGCAATGATGTAATGATGAGAAATTTCTCGGCTGTGTATGAAAAAGTAAAAAATAGGTTAAGTGAATATTATCAACGTCCAATTATTTTTCATCCAGACTTGCAGTTGCCAGGATTTCATGTGTTTTCAAATACCAAAGACACAACCAGCACCTATAACCGAGTTAATTTTCACAAAGATGCATTTGATGAAATTCATTATTATATGCCAGTGGGGCGCATTGATTCAATCATAGTTCCCATTGAGCTGCCAGTCACTGGAGGAACATTGGTTTTTAACGAATTTCGTACCAGTAAAGATCGACGCTTGCTAGCAATGGACAACGATCAAAGTTTTACATATTCGCCTGGTATGATGGCAATTTGGTCTGGAGACTTAATGCACTCAATTGGACCAATGACACTAGAGCCAGGCGAGCATCGGATTACATTGCAAATGCATGTAAATTTAATCAACAGTCAAGGAACTGTTTTTTGGTAAATTAATTTGGGGGTGTAGCTCAGTTGGGAGAGCGTTAGCTTTGCAAGCTAAATGTCGTCGGTTCGATCCCGTCCACCTCCACCATTTTAAGGATAATATATGAGTCATGGAGGTAAAGGTTCTTCTCCAAGGCCGTTCAGCGTTGATCAGAAAACTTTTACTGACAACTGGGACGCAATCTTTGGCAAGAAGAAAAAATCTGAGGAAGAGAAACAAGCTGAGGCTTGGCTTAAGGATGAATACTATGACCTTGACAGCCAAGATTCTGATACATCGCCGTCTGATAAAGAATAAGTAATCATATGCTTTATCTATTACGCGACCTTAGCGAAAGTTTAGCGGATCTGCTCAAAGATGATCCAGTGCGCCCACACATTCCTTATGTGGAACGCCTTGGCTCTAACAAAGATGTTTTTGTTCTTCAAGCAGAAGATAAAACTGCGCTGGCAATTACTTGTGTGAGTTATCAACAGCACATTCCTGCCAGCGAAGCTGAATTGTTTGAGTATGTTGCAGAACCAAATTGTGCAGTTTTTTATACCATCTGGAGTTACAAGCCAGGAGCAGGTAGACAACTGATTAATGATGCTGTACAATACATTCAAGCTAACAAACCACATATCACAAGGTATGTGACTTTGAGCCCACAAACAGAAACAGCTCGTAGGTTTCATATCAAGAATGGTGCTATTATTTTTAGGCAAAACGAAGATTCGGTAAACTATGAGTATCTTTCGGGCGGTTAGCTCAGTGGTAGAGCGCCTCGTTTACACCGAGGATGTCGGGAGTTCGACCCTCTCACCGCCCACCAAAGTATAAGTAAAGTTCCTATGCTGGTTTAGCTCAGTTGGTAGAGCAGCCGCCTTGTAAGCGGCAGGTCGTCAGTTCGAATCCGACAACCAGCACCATAATTCTAAAGTAACATCATCTAACTAGAGGAGTACATATGGATGGCTTACTGGGGTTACCACGCAATGTTTGATTGCGCCGCTTGCGACAAGAGTCTTGTTTCAAGCAAAGAAAATGTTTATAATTTTATTAAGGAATTGGTTCCTGCCATTGACATGAAGGCCTACGGAGAACCGATGATTGAGCATTTTGCTACTCACGCACCTGACAAGGCTGGTATCAGTTTTTGCCAGATGATTGAGACCAGTAACATCAGCGGTCACTTTGTTGATCTCAATGGGGATGCTTACATTGATATTTTTTCGTGCAAGCCAGTAGACATTGGTGTTGCACAAGATGTAATTGAAAAGTATTTCAAACCTAGCAAGACTCGTGTAAACTTTATTACTCGGTCAGCTGGTTAAAGTTTAATTCGGAGTATAGCGCAGTCTGGTAGCGCATCTGGTTTGGGACCAGAGGGTCGTAGGTTCGAATCCTACTACTCCGACCACTTATGCGGGTATTCTCCTGGGAGAGGACACAGCCTTCCAAGCTGTTGAAGCCGGTTCAAATCCGACTACCCGCTCCAAGTAACCCGGTTACACTTTTCCGTAAAGAAAGTGGGTCAATTGTCTAGTCCATAAAAGACACGGTGCATAGGATCTTACCGCAAGGCTCTCTTTAGGGGCGACTTGAGAATATCCTAGGGGGAGAACGCAACTTAAACCCAAAGCAAAAAATGCGTGGACAGAGCAACCGCTCAGTTTAGGGCTCTTGTGGTGAGAGTAGCTAAACACTTTGTTCCCTGATAGCTCAGCTGGTAGAGCACCTGACTGTTAATCAGGTTGTCCCTGGTTCGAACCCAGGTCGGGGAGCCATATTTGAACACATTGCCGAACAGTCAAATTGCCTTAAACAAGCAGATGAGCGGTGTGTTCAAATATGGTAAGAGAGGGGTGGTATGTAGGCATTCTCTTATGTGCCGAGGACCGGAATTCCCCTGCCAGCAACACTGGCACCATTTAAATTATCGCAGGGTGGAGAAGAAGTAACTCACCAGGTTCATACCCTGGAGATCGGCGGTGCGAATCCGTCCCCTGCAACCATTTTGCACCGTTAGATCAGTTGGTTAGATCGTCTGCCTGTCACGCAGAAGGCCAGGGGTTCGAGTCCCCTACGGTGCGCCATATATCCAGGAAATTATGTATAAAGTTGATATCAAATCGCGTAGACCTAACTCTAAACCTTCCAATGTCAAAATTGCTACCTATCAGTTTGGTAGCAAAAACGAAGCAGTAGAATTTGCAAAGCAATACAATTTATATTCGCAGGTCAAAATTGCTGTAATACCTGAATGCCACACGAACGAAAGTTTGACACTATTAACGGCTAGCTAAATAAAGCATGTCCCAGATAGTTCTATTAAACAGTGGTCCCACCGTTGGCGGTATGAGCCTTTACCGTACCATTGGTGCTTATAAAATTGCCCACCAATGCCGTAAAAATGGTTATACTGCACAGGTAATTGACCATATCAATTATCTATCTCAAGATGAGCTCAGTAAACTTCTAGAAAAGTTTGTTGATGCTGATACCCTGGTACTGGGATTAAGCACAACATTTACTCTAGACTGGCCTTACAGAAAAATGCCAGACATACTGATCAACTGTCTCAATGAGATTAAAAATCGATTCCCTGGATTGAAGTTAATCTACGGAGGCTATGGACTGGCCTGTGTAGATAATCCTACAACTCCGCTGGCCTGGGGAGTAATCAAGGAATACGGCGAAGATACCTTCATGGACTTGGTTACCTTTTTTGCAGGGAAAGGTCCCGAACCTCGATATAAATTAATTTTTAACAGAGAGGGTGATCCAGTACGCTCGTACCAGTCTGACAGGGACAGGTTCGACATCGTCAATGACGATTTTAAATGGCACAAGGATGACGCTATATTACCTGGCGAAGCCTTGCCTATTGAAATAAGCCGTGGCTGTATCTTCAAATGTAAGTTTTGTAATCACTTGCTGCTAGGTCGCGGCAAGCTGGATTATCTTCGAGAAATGGAATTAGTCCGCGAGGAGATGATCTACAATTATGAAAATTGGGGTACAACTCGCTACTACATTATTTGCGATACCTTTAACGACACTGAAGTAAAAATGCAGGCCTGGCACCGCATGGTAACTAGTCTGCCATTTAAAATTGAGTACACTGGATACCTTAGAGCTGACCTACTGCATAGGTTTCCTGATGTTCCTCACATGCTTAAAGAATCAGGCCTAATTTCTTGCTTCCATGGTATCGAGAGTTTGGGTCCAGGCGCACAAGCAGTTGGTAAAGGATGGAGTTATAACTCGGGTCGAGAATACTTGCCAGAACTATACAATAATATTTGGAAAAAAGAAGTATTCCAAACCCTGGCCTTTATTGTTGGCCTACCTGGTGACAGCAAGGATGAAGCCAGAAGCTGGATAAAATGGTTTGGCGAGAATGATATGTATAACATGAGTCCTCACATTCTTGGGTTACACAATCCACGAGCAGGGTCTGGCACACATCTCAGTGAGTTCGATCGCAATGCTGAAAAATACGGATATACTTTTCCCTTTAGGAGCAATGACCAATGGCATCATCCAGATTGGGGACACAAGCGAGAAGCATTGACTTTCCTCAATGAGGAATTGTTGCCGGCTTTGGGTCCTCTTAATGCCAGACATGGTTCCTGGCAAATAGTACAATTACTACAGCTGGGAATTCCCAAGTGGCGCTTTGAAAAGCAGCACAGACACTCATTTACCAAAGCAGACATTGAACAGCGCATTAAGGTACGCCGCGACGATTACTATAATCGTCTATTAAGGATGTAAATACAATCATGGAAGATCAAAATAGCACAAAGAAGCTCACTAAATTTCGCGAAAAGTTTATGTGCCCTGCACCTTGGAGCCACATTTATTATCAAATTAACTCTCCTAGCCCTTGTCACCTTATTCGCAATGCACACTTGAATATGACTCCTAGTGAGTATTTAAAAAGCGACTGGCTAAAAAATTTAAAGCAAGAATTACTGGATGGCAAAGTGCCCTCGGCCTGTAGCAACTGTAAACGCAAAGAAGATCTTGGACTCAAAAGTACTCGTGGTGCATTTTGGAATTACTACAATATGGGTCCAGAGCCATACTATGAACACCAATGGTTTTACAACAAACTTAATATAGACACACCAACCAGACCCAGAAGAATCGAGTTGAGATTCAGCAACTTGTGTAACATGAAATGCAGAATGTGTGATGAAACTTCTAGTTCAGAATGGGCCAAAGAAAAATTAAAACATAACCTGCCTGCACATGAGCATTTGAATCCGGGCGACTTGTTTAATACACGCGAGCATACTTTATTAAAAATTACCGAAGATAAAATTGCAGGGCTTAAAGATCCAGAGCTGTTGCAAAATCTCAATAAGGTATGTTTCACTGGCGGTGAACCTTTCCTTATTAAGGAATATTACGACTACCTAGATTTCTTGTTGGAAAACAATATGCAATCTAGGGTGCGTATTGAAACATTTACCAATTGTAGCGTATATAATCCTTTGTTTGTAGAAAGACTGTCTAAGTTCAGATCTGTAGAATTAGTAATGAGCATAGACGGAGTAGGACCCACAGCTGAATATATCAGACATGGTGTAAGTTGGAATACTGTTAGTGCAAATGTTAGAAAATTCAATGCTCTTGGCGAGCCATTTAAACCTCAGATAACAGTGGCCATTTCAGTGTATACATTGTTAGATGTTGCTAACTTGGCCAAGTTTCTAATGGAATTATCAGATCAAAACAAAAACATTTCTATTAAGTGTTACTCTGTTTTAGCACATGGCATGAATTTTAGAGATGCTCCGCTATATCTAAAAGACAGGTTATTAACACAATTGGATCAAGCCATTGAAATACTTACGGCCGATAATTGGAAAGTTTTTAAAAACGAACTAGAAAATATTAGAACAAGCCTTGCTAATTTACCAAAACCATTTCTGCCAGAAGAGTTTTTTAGAGTAACACAAGAGCTTGACACAATCCGCGGCGAAAGCTTTGAAAAAACCTTTGGTTTGCCTCTACTTGAATCTTGACAATTGATTCGAATTAGTCTATACTACTTAGATTAATATTGGAGGAAATCATGCCTTGGATTGAAAATGTAGCAGCCGCTGACATACCCACTCGCTTTCATCACGACGCCGGAGAGAACAGTATGCTGATCAGCATAGTTGATCCTGCAAGCTGGCGCCCAATTCCGGCTCACAAGTTCAAAGAAATTCATAACTTTGAATTCCTTGATGTAGAAGAAACTGATGAAGTTCTAGATGAAGCCATGCGCTGTAGCCAAGAGCAGGCCAATGAGCTGGTGCGCTTGCTTCAGCATGCCTTGGACAATCATATGAATGTGGTTGTGCATTGTTTTGCAGGCATTTGCCGCAGCGGCGCAGTCTGCGAAGTAGGTGTCATGATGGGATTCAACGACACTGAGCGTTTTAGGCAACCCAATCTTTTGGTCAAGAAGCGCATGATGAAGGCGCTGGGGTGGACATATGAATAAAATCTTCAGCACTGACTTCAGCAAGACCATTGACGGTGCTGGCAATCTTTTGGTAACAATCTTTCACAAGCTGGCCTTGTTTACCATTGGTGCCGCCACAGCATGGGCCGCTGGATGGACATTTCTAGATTTGTTTGCCAAGCATCATGCCACCATTGCTGATCTCTTGTTGATGTTTATCTACCTGGAAATTGGTGCCATGGTTGGCATTTATTTTAAAACCAACCATATGCCAGTTCGCTTTCTCTTGTATATTGCTATTACAGCATTGACTAGACACATGGTTGATATCATGAGCCACAGTCCAATTAAGATCGACGAAATGCTGGCAGTGGCTGGTGCTACATTAGTAATTGCAATCAGTGTACTGATTGTGCGCTTTACCAGTGCAAGATTTCCTAGTGATAGAAAAGATGATGTGGTATAATTGGATACGCTACAGCGGAATATGGATTACCTTGGTTGTTAATCCCCTCCACTGGAGATTTGCCATTAGCAAAGATCCTTATGCGCTAGAATGGCCAGCACCCGATCGTAAAGAACTACACATACAGTTGTTGGCAATATCACTGCGGCTAGTTATAGACAGCGGCCGTTGGTAAGTATTCCTATGAATTCATATGGGCTTGACAACAACGGAAAATTTTATGTAGAGTATACTGCCTGCGATAGACCCATTGGGACCATTAGGCAGGAAATGGAAGCAGCCTGCAGGCGACTGGCTGAACAAGGCAAAGTATTAGTAAGCCTCAGTGGTGGACTTGATAGCCAAATACTTGTACATACTTTTCATTCACTGAAGCTGCCGTATGAAGCAGCGTTTCTTTATCATCCAGGAGTCAACAATGTTGAATTACAACAGGTGCAGATTCTAGAGCAGAAGTATGGATTTAAATGTATCATTGTAACCATTGATCCTTACAAAGATCAAGAACGATATACTCAGCTTGCTATAGAGTCAGGAATTCCGCCTGAGCATCATTTAATGAAAGACTTTGTCAGCCAGTTGCCTGATGACAGAGACATTTTACAAGGATTAGACGGACCTGATTTAATTTTTGCTAATGGCAAATGCTATTGCCTTGAAGCTTGGAATACTATTGCTTTGGCTCGTGTACGAGCCTTAGAGCAGCTAGATAGAAAAGGAAAAATAGTAACCATTGATAGACGAGCACCTTTCAGTGAGTTTGCGCTGGCCTATCTAGCAGATCCAGTTGCTGAAAGTTATATCAATGTTTTTTCTTATCTGCGAGGAAATACTCTTGTGGAAAAGGAAACAGGAGAACCGCCGGGCATGACAGTGATGTGGGAACATTATGTAAAACCCATCATATTTGGTATGCACTGGAAAAATGAATTGGAATATTTTCCAAAGTTTGCGAGTCAATGGAAAATTGATTGGATTTACGATCCTGCAGATAGCAGATTGCGTCATAACTACAAACAACAACGAGTACTAATTGAGCGCAACACGCTGATTAATCACCTCAGCCAATGGGGTACAAACAACACACGGCGCTGGACAGAAAAATGAGAATACATAACCCTTATATCAATCGCAAACTAGGTTATTATATTGTAGGCGACATGGAATTTGATTCAAAGATTCAAGCATGTCTCTATGCCACACAGCAAAGAAAGCCAGTGATCTGGAACTTCAACAATGATGAGTTTAACAAGTGGGACTGGAAAACAGAACCCGAAGAAACACTAGATCAAATTTATGATCGTAGAGCAAGACAGCTAAGAGAAAGCTACGATTATATTGTATTAAGTTACAGCGGCGGCGCAGACAGCCATAATATTTTAATGAGCTTTTATCGTCAAGGCTTACACATTGACGAAATCATCACCAACACAATGACCAAGGCCAGTGCTCGTGCCATGATTGTTGACCCTACCAATGTTGACGCACACAATGCACCCGAAGCCGAGCATCAGTTGCACACAATTCACAGGCTTAAAGAAATTGCAACATGGATGCCAAAAACTAAAATCACAGTAACTGATTGCAGTGATGCACTATTCAATGAACTGGAAACCGCAGGTGACGCCAGTTGGGTGTTGACCAAGCGGGAAGGTTTGAATCCTGCTGGCATGACACGATTTAATTTTTTACACTTTTCTGAAGTGCGTAAAAAGTTTGATAAAGATCGCAAAATTGCTGTGGTAGTTGGCATTGAAAAGCCCAGAACCTGCATAGTACGCGGTGAATTCTATATGACCTTTAGTGATCGTACTGCCAACATGATTACTGTAAGCGAACACCTTAAAGAATACCCCAATAGCACAGTTGAGTTCTTTTACTGGACACCAGATCTTCCACAACTGCTGATTAAACAAGGTCACGTTATCAAGCGATGGCTTGAAACATTTCCTGAAAACCAAATCAATTGGCGAGCAGACAAAATGACCAATCACACCTATAGAATTGTTCATGATCCATTCCTGCGTTCGTTGTTGTACACATCCTGGAACCCTGAATGGTATCAGGCTAAAAAAGCCGTGCTGGATTGGTACAGTGAGTTTGATCAGTGGTTCCTAGAGCTTTATAAGGATACTCGTGCTGGTATGGTATGGCAAGAAGGCATTGACTATGTCAAGGCTAACCTGACGCCTTTTCTAAGAAAAAATGCAACTGAAACAGGTACTACCAATTTTATTGATGGACTACAGGTAGTGAGTCATACCTATAATTTAGGTCCTATGAAAAACTTAGACCTAGAATCCTTGTGGATTCGTTAACAGTAGCCCAGGCGTTCTAGACGACTGACCAGCTCTGACCAAGTAATTTGTTCAGCAGTCTCGGTAGTAATTAATATGCGTGGCACGGTGCAATCACCGGCCCAAGGGCGATGTGCAAGCTCGGTGCGATTCCAGCAAGCACCGGGGTCGTGTACTGTGTATTCAGGAGCATCTCCCCAATCTGGTACGGTAGAACTATAGCTGTAAGCCGTGCGCTCTTGACCATTGCGTAGTTCTGTGAATTCACGGATGTAAATTTTATCACTGTCTACACCGTCGTTCCACCAACTTATACTGGCCGGACTGCGTCCTTGAATAGGAATGTTAAATCTGGCGATCATAGGAACTCCGCGCACATAAGCATCTATATGAGCTGTGCGAGTGGCATTGTGCGGGTGTCCAATAAAACAAGCAAAGCGCCGTACTTTTATTCCAAGCTCATCAAAATGTGCCAATACAGCATCGCGCTGTGGCCATCCTGTAAAAGCAGTTTGCGGAATGTCAACCCGATCAAATGCGCCTTTGATAATGCCCAATGCTGGATACAGTCTAGGAGCAATATTTTCCATGACCCATTGACAATCCGAATTGTTAGGATCCAGTTTTGGTACAGGAATATGGTATTGTTTATTCATCATGTGTATTTAATTGGCCAATGTGCCTGTGGTTTGACAGCTAACTAGCAGTAACATGAAAACAAGATTATTAGCATTATTTTTTGGTTTATTTGCAACCACAGCATGTTGGTCACAGCCCGCTGAATTCACGGTTCATCACGCACCGGGCGGGCCAAGTGATATTGTGACCCGTCATTTAAATCAGGCCATGAACAATGAATTTGTAGTGGTTAATAGACCTGGGGCCCAGGGTCGTTTGGCAACCAAACACTTGCTGGAAGCCAAAACAATTATGGTTGCTACCATGGGGCAAATCTATGTAAACAATGTTCTAATGTTTGGCAAAGATTTGGAATATAATCCAGACCAAGACCTAGAATTAATTGGCGTAGTGGGCTCCATGCCCAGTGTACTAGTTTGCAATAAGAAAAAGAACATAAGATCAATTACAGACATTGCACCAAATATGCAATTGAATTTTGGTGTTGCTGGTTATGGCAGCAGCGAACACTTGGCCACCGAAGCTCTAGTCAAAAGATTAAGATTACAAAATCATGTCATAGTGCCTTACAGCCGCGGTGGTGCCACAGCAGTCAATGACATGCTAGGCGGTAGTCTAGACTGTATGTTTGCCAATTACCCAACGGTGAGAGGCTTTGTGGATCATCCTGATTTGATTTTTGTTATGGCCAGTCATGCCAACCTTGATGGAATACAATTGCCAACTTGGAATCAGGTGTTCAAAGAAAAATTTCCCTTTGACAGCTATCTAGGAGTGGTTATTGCTAGATCAACAGAACCAGGTCTTAAAAGCAAATACACACGACTGTTGTCCGCAGCATTTGATAATCCTGACTTGAGAGAAAAATTAAAGAAGGCTGGTTTGTTTGTGGTAGCAAGTACAAGTCGTTCTGATCTACAGGCGGCTCTTGACAACAACAGTCGCATAAGAAACTTTGTTGTCAACAACAACATTAGATTGTTAAATTAGGAATTGTGCTGTGAATAAGATAGGAAGTCAAACTGATAGTCAAGGAAGAAATCTAGATGTGTACCATGCAAACAGTCTTTCCTTGTGCCCGGCGCTGAGTCTTTTTCTAAAAGTCTACGCAGAAATTTTAGATCAGGGCTTTGCCAATCCAAATGTAGCATGGCGTAACAAGAGCAGCATGGTATGGGCTCAGCTTGGCGACAAGGTAGTTGGCGGTATATGTTATGAGTACGAGCCAGAAACACGCATGGGTTGGATTGTACTAAGCTTCACTGATCCCGAATACCGCGGCAGCGGAATCAATGGAATCTTACATGAATTTTTTGAAAGCGAAGTTAAAAAGATTGGCGGCGCAAGAATTGCCAGCTTAATTCATGTTGACAATGTCAGTAGAATTCGTTCAGCTGAAAAAGTTGGACTGTTGCCACAGTTTTACCGTACACTTAAAATACTTGATTAACGACCAAGGCTTTGATCTAGCAGTTTTTCAAAGCCTATCCAGTCCCAACTAGGTACCATGAACATTAATATTTTGGTATAGTTGGGATTTTTCTTTGCTGCATGGCAAAATTCATAGTTGTTGAAAACAAAAGTGTTGCTGCCAGTTTTATTGGTAGTGTCAACAAATATGGCATTGTCAGTGACACCTTGATTACCGTTGTCAGGATTAATTCTTTCGTACCCCCAACCTTTTTTATCAGTGGGTTTTGGTGCTAGCCAAAAGGTTGGTTCCGGGTTTTCGTCGTCCAGCATAATTCTCAATGATGTTGGCACACCAGAATGTTGCTCTTCGATGTCTCTGTGTAGCCCAATGGGATATTGGTTTTCCCAGCATCTAACTTTGTCAATTTTATTAATGGGCAAATATGTGCGAAGCTGTTCAAACAACTTGGGGAATTCCTTTTCACCATCAATGACCACGTGATTCATAGTTACATCTGCGGTGGGTGTTAGAAAGAAACCTCGCCAGTTGCTGCCTTGGTCAGTATACTCGTTGCGGAACCATGGATCGCTTAGAGTTTTTGCTGCTGCTTCGTCTGGATCAAATGGATATCCAGCAGTTTTTTTAAGTCTACGAACATATTGCGCTCGTTCGTGAAACATGTCTACAAAATGCTCATCTGGTACGATTCTTGGTATATCCAAAAACACATAAGGAATTCCCATGTATTTTTTAGATAGGTGTTCAGGGCATGAATTATAATTGACCATAATCATATTTATAGGACTGGGCTAGCCGATAATTGACAATATATACACAGTTAGTTAAAATAAGCTATAAATATGTCTGTACCCAAAGCTTATGAAAGTTTGGGCTCACACTCGCTTAATCAAAGGAGAACTAAGCATGAAGACCGTTGGTGATCAACTATCCCCGTTTGCCGTAACAGGCGTTAATCCAGGTAAGGACGATTTCTTTACCATTACTGATGAATCATTTGATGGTAAGTGGAAGGTAATTGTCTACTACCCCAAGGATTTTACTTTTGTATGTCCTACTGAAATCGTAGCCTACGACAAGTTGGCACAGGACTTTGCTGACCGTGATGCAGTATTGCTCACAGGTTCAACAGACAATGAGTTCTGCAAGCTGGCATGGCAAGCCGCGCATGAAGATCTCAAGAAGATCAAGCACATTCAATTTGCTGATACTGCCCGCGATGAGCGTAGCCTAATCAATCAGCTGGGTGTATTCTATGCGCCAGCCGGTGCTGCCCTTCGTGCCACATTTATTGTTGATCCTGACAATGTTATTCAGCATGTTACTGTCAATAATCTAAATGTTGGCCGCAGCCCAGAAGAAACCTTGCGTGTACTAGATGCCTTGCAAACTGGCGAACTTTGCCCTTGCAACCGCACCATTGGTGGTGAAACTCTATAATGCTTGAAACTATATGCGACACACTTGTTGAAGCATATAGGCGCAACTGGATTACCAGTCGTGATGGCAATGTTTCAATTCGCCATCACGACCGTGACCATTTTTACATCACACCCAGTGGCGTTCGTAAGCAGACACTACAGCCTGACCAGTTTAAGAAGATTAGCATTCACGGCTTGTTATGGCAAGAAGAACCTTACACTGACATTAGTGCAAATCTAAAGCCCAGCGGTGAGATCCCCTTACACTTTGGATTACAAAGGGCAATGGGTCAGCACAGCACAGATGTTAGAGTTGTAGTTCATTTACACCCTACATACTGTGTTGCTGCCATGCATCGTGGCATTGAGTTAAGCACTCTTGCTGACAGCTTTCCAGAACTCAGTCGCTATACCAAGGTAGCACCTAATGTAGGTGATGTAGCACCCATCAGTCAAGAACTGGCTGATCAATGCCATCATAATTTGCAGTTGGATGACCATGGCAATATTGCTTATGACATTGTGGGTATTAAAGGTCATGGGGTTGTTGCTATAGACACAAGCCCATGGAGGGCTTTTGAACATATTGAACGATTGGAACACATTTGCCAAATCGTTTTATCATCAGGAAAATATTAAAATGACACAATGGGTAGATCAACTTAAAGAAACCATCCCTGACTATGCCAAGGACACACGACTCAACATTGATGCTGTGGTAAAGCGTAGTACACTAGCACCAGAAGTAGCAGAGTCAGTGGCTTTGGCTGCGGCTTTTGCCACAGGCAACGCTAAATTTTGGACTTGGCTACACGGACAAATCACCGACCGTAAGGAAGCCGATGCTGCCCTAACAGCGGCCAGTATCATGGCCATGAATAATGTTTGGTATCCCTATGTTGAAATGGCTGACGACGAAAACTTAAAAGGCTTGCCAGCACAGCTTCGCATGAATGCCATTGCCACACATGGTGGTACCACAGCTGATCGTTTTGAAGCTTACGCATTGTCTGCTTCCATTGTAGGCAAGTGTCACTTCTGTGTTAAGGCACACTACGAAACTTTAAAGAAAGCAGGTTACTCTGTGGAACAGCTACGCGATATTGGCCGTATTGCTGCGGTAATCACTGCGGTATCCAGAGTCCTACAAAACTAAGGAGCAGTTGTGCTGGAATGTTTAATTATTGGTGATAGTATTGCCGTAGGTACGGCCACAGCACGACCCGAGTGCGTAAGTTATAGTCGTGGTGGTTGGAATTCATGGCAATGGAATAGAGATTATTTGAGTTCGGCTAGCGGCAAACCAGCTCGTACTGTGATTATTAGCCTAGGTGCCAATGATCACAAGGGTGTTAAAACTGAAGCAGAACTTCGCAAAATGCGTGAAGCAATCAAGGGAGATCGTGTGTTTTGGATTGATCCGGGGCAGGATCGTAAACCGATACCACATGATGCCATTGTTCGCATTGCAAAAGAATATGGGGATGTTATTATCCCCAGACCCCGAGATCACATGAGCAGCGATGGCATTCATCCCACTGGCCGAGGCTATCGGGTGATTGCCGAGCAAACAAAATAATTATTTGCTACCGGTAGCAACCGGAATACTGCGATCAAGACTCACTAGCTTTTGCGGTTCTAGTTTGCGCTGACCTTGCAGTATTTCAGCAGCTCGTTGCAGTCCACGAGCAACAACATCTAGGCCGTCCTCATCTGCTTGATACTTGATGCCAATGCCGCCGGCTTCCTCCCACTTGGTTATATTACTGCCGCGATCGTCGATAAGGATGTTGGGTGTACCATCAGCCTGTACTGCATGTTTCTCTTTCCTAGACTCAATTAGTACACGCTCTGGCTGCGGGCTAAGATGTTCCTTGATCCAGCGCATTTTTTGACGACCCGAGTTTTCATGGTCGCCACGCAATGGGCTAGAGCAAATGCTGTACTGGCCAAATTCACTGACTACCATGTCAACCAGCTGATCCGCAGTATCAAACTTGGGCAGGCGATAAAAGAAGTCTGTGCCTACCATTTTGTTTAGGGTAGGGTCTGTTTTAGCCGGAGGAATATCTCGGTAACTACTGCCACGAGGTAGCCCGGCCAATACTGCGTATTCTGCAAAAAAGTCTGCTAGCACTCCATCCATGTCTAGGAATACTTCAGGTGCGGCAGCACGGGTTTCAATTTCTTTGATTTTCATCTTGCTCTTATTTACTGTTTTTATAAAGGTTGACACAGCATTGTGTCACCGCTATAATATAGCACGAAAAGGAGATTAAAGCAATGACGCTAAAGCAACGAGCAGCCTGGGAAGTAGCCAAACTGGTGGGCCTAGCAGCAACCATTGGTGTAGGCACCGGCATCTTACTTAATACAGTACCCTTGACCATCATTGGCATTGGTTTTTGTAGTATTGCAATTATTATGGGCCTAAAGTGGATCTACGAAGTAAAGTTGGGCCAACTTGAAGCAGAAGAAAAATGCAAAAATTTTGCCGAAAACTCTAACAGAGGTTGACATAGAGGCTAAGTAAGTATACAATGATTACTATGATGACTAAACTGATATCAAGATCGCAAAAGTGGTGCTCAAAACAGAGCATGTCTTTCTGTGACTCCATGAGACTCAGCTATTTTAGCCGTCATATTCTAGGAGCACATCCAGGATAAAGTAATCTACCTATATACTTTACACCCTGGATGTCACACAAGACTCCAGGGTTTTTTTATGAGTGCAACGGGTAACGAGGACCCAGCCAGCACTTTAAAATAGGCAAACGGGCGGGCTGCCGGATGAAACTGTGGCGAGAACACAGGAGTATAAATGGCAGTACTTTTGGTCTATATAAGTAAGTTTATGACTTCAACTTTTTGTGCGGCAATACATCATCATATAAATCTAACACCAAACGGGTATATAGAACCTTGTTGTGTTTGGACAAAGGATGATTTGGATCAAGAATTTAAATTTACTCAATTGGAAGAATATAAAAATTCTGCTCAGTTAAAAAAATTTAAACAGGATCTTGACAGCGGAATAAAATTACCGCAATGCCGCCTTTGTTGGAGACAAGAAGAAATAGGTCAATCCAGTCAGCGCATGATGTACAACAAATGGCTTACCAGAGATGCTTCCAAACTTACCAGCGTGGAATTTAAACTGGGGAATTTGTGTGATCTCAAATGCGTCATGTGCAACGGAGAAAATTCAAGTCAGATTTCCACAGAATACAAACTGCACAGGCAAAAATTTGAAAAATTTGATCAAATCATCATGAAGCCTGGTTATTCAAACATTTTTATCAAGTCTCAAAACACAAGTGACTTTAATTGGCCCGAATCTGAAGAATTTAAAAGTTTCACTGATCTAATCAAAGACGATCTGAAAGAAATAATCTTAACTGGAGGAGAACCAACAATAATACCCTATGTAACTCGTTTGTTGGCTAACCTTCCTAACCCTGAAAATGTTCGGCTAACTATGATAACCAATGCCAACAGCACTAACACTCGTCTAATAGAAATACTGAAAAAATTTAAACATGTAAATGTTACAGTCAGTCTGGAAGGCATTGAAGATCATAATGATATGGTTAGATTTAATTCTGACTGGAATCGTGTAGTAGAAAACATACACCGTTACAAAGAATTGCCTAACATCAGTATAAAGATCAACCATGTTCTTCAAGCATTTAGTGTTGCGACATTGATTCCTTTGATTCAATGGACTCGGGCACAAGGACTTGAGCTAAGGTTTACCCCGTTGTTTTCTCCGTTGCACCTAACGCTGGATTCGGTATCTAAGGAAAGAATTCAACAGTTTGCCAATGAACTAGAAACAATTTCTAGTCCTGCAGCCAAAATTGCATTGGAAGCTCTTAAGACTCATGTGTACAAACCTAAATTAGAAATGATACGCAAGCAACACATTGGTCTATTAGATGAAATACGAAAAACAAAGTTATCTGAGTTGATATAAAATTCTTGACCTTAGATCAATTTCAATATAAAATTAAAAAATTGGGGAAGCGGCGAAGTTGGAGAGTCGCGGCAGACTGTAAATCTGTTGCCTTAGGGCTGAGTTGGTTCGAATCCATCCTTCCCCACCATTTAAGGATAATTAAAACAATGAGCACTGATAGCTTTTCGATTAATGTATTAAAGGCATCAGCATTTGATCATGAATTGAGAAATGTAATTCAAACAGACGCAGCTAAATTAAAGATGGGTAACCTTGCACACGGCATTGTTACAGCATATTTAAATACAAGAATCAAAGAACTTCAAAATTTAAATTAAGGAAGTGTGGCAGAGTCCGGTTTATTGCAACAGTCTTGAAAACTGTCGACCCGCAAGGGTCCGTGAGTTCGAATCTCACCGCTTCCGCCAAATTTGGAACACTATGCACAAGACATTTATTAAATCAAAAATTCATCGAGCCAAAGTCACCGATGCAAACTTAAACTATGTAGGCAGTATCAGTATCAGCACAGAGCTTATGGAAGCCGCAGGCCTAAGGCCCTATGAATTTGTTCATGTAAACAACCTTAGCAATGCCGCACACTGGGAAACCTATGTGATTCCTGGCGGCCCTGGCGAAATTACTTTAAATGGTCCACCAAGCAGGTTGTTTGCACCCGATGATCTTGTGGTTGTGCTGAGTTTTATTAATTTAGAACCCGGCGAAACACATGAGCATGTTACAGTTTTTGTTGACGAGCATAATTCTCCAATCCAGCGCAAGATTGATATGATAACATGACCTATTCAATCATTGAGGACTGTAGTCCTTATTACATTAGATTTACCTGGGCTGGATTGGAACAGCTGGTTGACTATGTAAAAAATCAACCTAGAGATTCTCTGCACGGGTGTGAAGTTTTTAATTTTACAGGGTATGATCATATAAATTTTGGCGCTGATGTTGCAAAGAAAATCATTGGCCAGTTACCAATGAAGTCCAAAATCAAACTTATGAGTCGGCGAGTAACGCTATTCAGCACTCATCCTGGTGGCAAATCATCTGTTCACAAGGACAGCGTTGATCATAGGTTCAGCATCAATATTCCCATTGAAATCCATGATTCCAAGTGTTGGACTGCATGGTGGTCAGATGAGTCATTGAAAGATTTTGATCAAAACTTAATGGCTCGAGAGGGTGACCCCAATGAGATCAAAGTAGCATCTCGGCGCATAACAGATGATGGTCGTCCTTTGCCGCCGCCTGATAAAACTATGATTGCAGTACCCAATGAATGCATTTTGTTTAACACAGATATCTTTCATACATGGAATAACAGTGAATCAACCAACAGCAGAGTGGTTTTAACATTCAGAGCTGTTGATCCTGGATCCATGTACTTTGAGGATGCTAAAAAGATTTTGTTTGAAAATATACCCGGTTAGCTCAGTTGGTTAGAGCATCGTCTTGATAAGGCGAGGGTCGCTGGTTCGAGTCCAGCACCGGGTACCAATATATCTCGGTGGTGTAATGGCAGCATGACGGTCTCCAAAACCGTTCGTGGGGGTTCGAGTCCCTCCCGGGATGCCAATTTCAGCAAGGGAGAGCTGCCGCGAGGCTCGCTCTTAAACGACCCGTAGAACTCCCGGGCGTCCCTTAGCAACAACTAGTTTCATTGGGCCTCTAGCTCATGCATGGTTAGAGCAGCGGACTCATAATCCGTTGGTGCGCGGTTCGACTCCGCGGGGGCCTACCAAAATAATTCAAAAAAATTAAAAATAATCGTTGACTTTGTAAAATACTCGTATATATTAGCGGAAGAACGAACGAGGTAATACGATGTTCACATTTTTTGTGCAACTTTTTAATAAGGCTCAGCTTGCAGGGCAGGATCTAAGTCAGCACAGGCTGCATACTTGCAAGTATGAAGATCTTTGTATGTAAAAATAATTGGGGATTCGTCTAAGGGTAGGACTTCGGATTTTGATTCCGACTGTGGTGGTTCGAATCCATCATCCCCAGCCAAGTTTGCCTCTGTAGCTTAATGGTAAAGAAGCGGCCTTATACTCCGCCAAAGCACAGGCCAGATAAGCCTGAGTGTGCAGGTTCGAGTCCTGCCAGAGGCACCAATTTTTGCGTTAGTGTAATGGTAGCACAGGGAAGTCCGAGACACGCAAGTGGAGTAGGCAAGCAAATGCCCCGATGAGGTTCGATTCCTCAGCGCAAACTCAGTTTCGTAAGTGTCAGCAAGAGAAAGTCACGCTATAAAGGTTTCTTCGAAGGACTGATATAGTAGAAGGTAGCGGGTTCGATGCCCGACGGATCGGAAGATCCGGGTGCAAGGTGGCGCACATACTGGACAAGTATCCTAAGTGGCGTATCTTGACCCAGCCGGCTTAATTACATGGGAAAATGGTAGCGATATGAGGGACGCTACTACTTACGAATCCTTTATGTGGCAGTGACCCGAACGGTTAGGGAGCGGATTGCAAATCCGTTATATGCAGGTTCAAGTCCTGTCTGCCACTCCAAAAATTCTAAAAATAATCGTTGACCTTGACAGATAATTCAGTTATGATGCTGACAGAAGGAGTAACAACAATGGTTGTACACAAGGTAGTTATGGTTATGTTTTTGTACGGTGCTGATGGCAGCGTGGCTTCTGGGGTTGTGCCCTACAAGGATTACAATTCTTGTTGGGCCAGTCTCAAGTATGAGGTAGACGCCACACGCTATATTCACAGCGATCGGGTGTGTATGTCGGCGCAGGTTCTAGACAGGATTTATGTCAAGCCCAAGTCTGGCGGACCAAAGACAAATTGGTCACCCCCTCAGTAACATTGGCAGCATAGCATAATGGTAGTGCAACGGTCTCATACGCCGTGTTGTCGAGGTTCGAATCCTCGTGCTGCTACCAAGTTTATAGGCCGGTAACTCAGCGGTTAGAGTATCTGACTTTTAATCAGAGAGTCGTGGGTTCGAATCCCACCCGGCCTACCATATTTTACATTGGTGCGGACCCTTAGCTCAGTGGTAGAGCATCGGACTTTTAATCCGTTGGCCCTGGGTTCAAATCCCAGAGGGTCCTCCAATTTTGTTAAATACAGTATGATAGTTGAATCTGTATCGTCAATGGTGGTAGCTGTTCGTGACCGTTGGAAGAAGACAGTGATCAAAGAAGTAACCGATCCGGTTACCAAACACGAATACATTCTCACTGAGACTTATTACTACAATCGTCAGTCGAAGACTGTTCCGGTGGAGTCTGCTGAGAAGACGGGCAATCAAATAGATCTAAGGGCTTAAATTTTGGAGTTTTAAAAATCTCCAATGGAACAAACTGTCTGTTTGACGACCCTGAAATCACAGGATCCGGTTTAAATTCTCTGCATGGACCTGACCAGCATAGGTTACTTGGCGGACCTTTTTTAATCCGGTCTATAAACTCAAGTATGCGCTTGTTGTTTTCTTCATCGCGGTCCATCTAATATTTAATACAATGGTGACTATAGCCAAGTGGTTAAGGCCCCGGGTTGTGATTCCGGTATTCGTGGGTTCGATCCCCACTAGTCACCCCAATTTATAAGTAAGGAATGCGAAACTGTTTACTAATAACTATATGCTTGGTTTTAACAGCGTGTTCAAGCTTGCAAAATATCCGGCCTTGCCGCAACAACGAGCCTGAAATTCATTGTACCAAGGTAGATATAATGATACCTGTTTTAAAAATTACCTTTTAATGCCAAGATAGCTCATCAGGTAGAGCACCAGACTGAAAATCTGGGTGTGGCTGGTTCGAGTCCAGCTCTTGGTACCAGCGTTGCCCTAGTGGTGGAATTGGTAGACACGCCTGACTCAAAATCAGGTTCGAAAGAGTGGGGGTTCGAGTCCCTCCTGGGGCACCAATTAAATGCCGCCCCATCCGGTTTTTGCACGGATGGCAAAGGCCAATTCTCGCATACGACCATATTCAGCACTACCTTCAGAGTGTGGTCCAGATGCTTTGAGTGCATCGTAGGCTTTGCGTAGTTCTTCTAAGGTCTTGCCAGCATACTTTCCGCGTTCGCTGGGACTTACTGTAGTCTTTGTATCCCACTTTTCTTCAACAGAAGTTTCATTTATAATGTCAATGTATTTTCTCAGTAACTGACTACTCACGACAATCTCCTCTTAAATATTTAAGAGCATAAGAAAATGATTAATCATACTTTAGTAGTAGACAAATACGGCCCTTAGCTCAATGGATCAGAGCGTCAGTCTTCGAAACTGGGGGTTGGGGGTTCGAGTCCCTCAGGGCCGGCCATATTTCTCTGTGGCTTTTTTGCAACAGTAACCGTTGTGACTTGTATGTAAATGTACTATAATATAAGGTCATTTACATACAAGGAGCAACTATGAGAGCTGCCAACTTTGTGCAAAAGTACACAGGTACACGAGGTAAAGGGTTTATACAGCCCTATGACAAAATAAAAGCTACAGAAAAATGGGTGGAGTATGCCTTAGACATTGTAGACATGAGCCGTCTTATAATGTCTGCAGACTTTGATACTAAATGGCGTCTAGCCGAGGCTCTGGAAGTAGCGGAACGCAAAAGAGCTTACATGTATCGTCACAAAAATTTTAATCTCAAAAGAGCCACTACAATTTTTGAAGCGGTAAAAGATATTCCTAGACTAGAGACAAATAATCGTTGACCTAGAGAGATAACTAGTCTACAATAAGTTTATTGGTGAGGTGCCCGAGAGGCCGAAGGGAGCGGTTTGCTAAACCGTCGTACGCCTAAAAAGCGTACCGTGGGTTCGAATCCCACCCTCACCGCCAGGTTATGCCCCTGTGGTGGAATTGGTAGACACGCTGGTCTTAGAAGCCAGTGCGAGAGCGTGGGAGTTCGAGTCTCCCCGGGGGCACCAATTAAAGCAGAAGTATTTTGAACCTTTATCGGTTGTACATTGGCGATGCTCATGAGCCTGATTTGTTAGAGTGGTTATGTGAGCATCTTTCTCCGGTGGTCTTTACCACGCGAGCAGAAGGACATTACACTGACATGTACCACGGGGACCACGATCTTTGGATCTTGGACAGCCAAGATGTCAGTGACACATCGA